AAATAGTCGATGACGGGGCAAGCCCATCCACTCCAACACAGTCTGGATTATTTTGACCAGGCTGAACCTGTTTTCTGTGAGTCTCTATCCATGAATACCGATTTCCGTATTTCCATAGGTTTTACCGCTCATCCGAAGACGATCAAGCTGATGCGCAGGTGCGGCGACAGGGCTGTGTTCTGTTTGCTGCACCTGTGGTCGTGGGTCGCTCAGAATAAACATGATGGCGACATGGCCGGGATGGACGATGAGTCGATTGAAATTGTAGCAGGTTGGCAAGGTGAACCAGGAGAGTTTGTTGCCCAACTCGCTGATCTTGGGTTGATAGACGGTTTGAGTTTGAAATATGTCCTGCACGATTGGAAGTTGAATCAACAAGATGGTCACTTTGTGATCATTACTGACGAAATTCACAAGTCGAGGGCGTGATGGCTGACTTCAGGGTTGATGTTGGTTTTTTTCGGCATGTGAAGACGAAGAAGTTAAAGCGTATGCTCGGGATTGAAGGGGTGATGCTCCTGCAGATGCTATGGGCATATGCAGCAGAAAACAAGCATGATGGAGAGCATATTTACAGCATCGAAGATATTGAGCTGGCTGTAGACTGGGATGGTGAAAACGGAGCATTCGGCATATCTCTTGAAGAGATTGGATTCATTGACCGTGTCGAAAATGGATACGTTTTGCACGAGTGGGAAGACCACAATGGCTTTGCGGCAACTGCAAATACGCGATCTGAGAAAGCGCGTGTGGCCGCAAACGCAAGATGGGGTAACGGGAAAAACAAGGAAAAAAAAGGTGTTAGTGATATTTGCTCGGCAGATGCAGGAGCAAATGTTGAGCATGATGCTCATAGCACAGGTGAGCATATGCAACATGATGCGTCAAGCAATGCCCCATCTCCATCTCCATCTCCATCTCCATCTCATGAAAATACATTGTGCGATGCAACGGGTGAGGATGCTGGATCTGGGTCTGCACCCATGAGGGGTGCAGCGAGTAAGCGCCCTGGGGTGAAAGCTTTTGAAAAATTCTGGGATGCGTTTGGTGATAAGCGCGGCAAAGATCCTGCTTGGAGAGCCTGGAAGCGCATCAGGGGCCTTGATGATGACCTGGTTGAGACGATCACCTTCGCCGCTGAGCGGTATTGCGAGCAGCGTGCATCGATACTGGATCGCGGTGGAACTCCGAAAATGGCTCAGGGTTGGCTGAGTGATCGTAGGTGGGAGGATGAGGTTGGAACGCCTGTCGGTGCTGCGGCCAATCCCATGTTGCAGAATGCTTTCTCGAACGTCTTAGGAGGTGGGTATGAGCAGGCTTCCGCCTGATGTCCCTGGTGTTGCCACTCCGCAGCGATTGCTGAGCAAGGATGAGATGGTGATCGTCAAGGAGCATTATCGCCTGGTGCGACACTGCAGAACCGATGACGACAAGGCCAAGACGATGGCAAAGCATGGATGGACCGACAGACAGCGAAAGTTTGTGAACAGCCTGTACTCAAGGTTGTTTGTTAATGGATTTGTGATCGAGGGCCTGCAGGAGTCTGGTGAGTTGATCTTTGGGTACCGGCTCAAGAGCGAGCTGCAGCAGATCATGGAGCTATCCGAGGTTGATTACAAGGCATACAGGTCTGGTGCGATTGTCTTTGATCGGAAGCTGAAGCGGCTCGTGAGGGTAAAGAAAGATGCCAGTCAGAGCTAAGCGCGTTTGCCGTGGCCGTGGATGTGGCAACGTTACCGATAGCAAGGATGGTTACTGCGAGCTATGCAATGCAGCAGGAAGGAACGAGTCCGTACAGAATCGTCGGAACAAAGAGACTGATCCGTTCTATCTCTCACCTCAGTGGCGCAAGTTCGCTAGGTGGTGGAGATCTCTTCATCCGCTTTGCTCTGTCTGCGGACGTGAAGGACATATGGTTGATCATAAGGTTCCGATCAGTCGTGGCGGTGCAAAGCTGGATCCGAAGAACGTTCAGACGATGTGCTGGCGCTGCCACAACCGAAAGACCGGCCGGGAACGAACAGAGGACGCCGCACCCCAGGGGCGGTCCAGATCTCTACAGCCCCTCATCTGACAACCGGTCGGCAGTTTTTCTGCGGAGTCGGCAGAATTGGGATAGGGGGTATTTAGTTGAAATGGTAGGAAATTTTGTTGGTTTGTTGAGGACATGATTATGGCAAAAGGAAGAAAGGCAATGCCGGCAAACATGCATGTGCTGCACGGGACCCACCGCGGTGATCGACACGGTGGAGGGTTGGCGGTGAAGATCGTGAATCCTGATCCTCCACCTGGGCTTCCTCCTGTTGCTGATGCTGAGTGGCGAAAGATGGCTCCGGTGCTTTCCGGTTACCGGCTGCTCTCTGATTTGGATCTTGTGGCCCTCGAAGCCTACTGCCGGGTGTATGCCAGGTGGCTCGAAGCTGAGCGGTTGCTCGATGAGTCCGGAGAGTTGGTGTTCACCACACAAACCGGGTACCAGACGCAGTCGGCTTACCTCAGCATCATTAACCAGTGCCTCAAGCAGATGCAGTCTTTCATGGCAGAATTTGGCATGACCCCGGCGACCAGGGAGCGGCTCAAGGCTATCGCGTCCCAGCCTAAGCAGCAGGATCTGTTCGGTGATTTCCTCAACAGAAAGAGGGACGCTGCTCAGAATGGCTAATCTCTGTCCGGCCATGCAGTATGCCGAGGATGTGCTTTCCGGTGATATAGTTGCCTGCAAGTGGGTCCGTCTGGCGGTTGAGCGCCACCTGCGCGATCTGGAAACAGGGCATGAGCGCGGTCTGTATTTCGACGAGGAAGCGGCCTGGCACGTCATCGATTTTTTCCAGTTTTGTTCTCACTTGAAAGGGGAGTGGGCCGGGCAGCCGATTGAGCTTGAGCCCTGGCAGCAGTTCTTCCTCTGGTGCGCCTTCGGTTGGATGCGTGCCGATGGTACCCGCCGTTTCCGCATCGTCTATTTGGAGATAGCCCGCAAGAACGGCAAGACAACCAAGGCCGCGGGCGTTGGATTGTACCTCGCTTTTGCCGATGGTGAAATGGGTGCCGAGGTCTACGCATGCGCCACCAAGAAAGACCAAGCCAGGATCTGTCACTCTGCGGCGTCAAACATGGTGAAGATGTCGCCGCATCTCTCCAGCCGTTTTGAGGTGTACAGCAACAACATCAGCGACGAAGAGACGCTCTCCAAATTCGAGCCCCTTGGCCGTGACTCCGACTCCACCGATGGGCTCAACGTCCATGGCTCCGTCATGGATGAGTTGCACGCCTGGAAGACCAGGGACCTATGGGATGTTATCGAGACCGGAACTGGATCCCGCCAGCAATGGATGATTATGGCCATCACCACCGCAGGGTTCAACCGCCATTCGGTTTGCTGGGAAAAGCACGAGTATCTCTGCAAGGTGCTCTCCGGCCTGGTCGATGATGACGCCTTCTTTGGCCTGATCTACACCATTGACGAGGGCGATGATCCTTTTACCGATGAATCCTGCTGGGTCAAGGCCAACCCTAATCTCGGTGTATCTGTGAAACCTGACCAGCTGCGCGAGGCAGTGAAGCGGGCCAAGGAAAGCCCGGGCGCGATGAACTCGGTGCTGCGGCTGCACTTCAATGTCTGGACCCAGGCTGAAACCAGGTGGCTCGATATCGACAAATGGAAGGCATGCGGCGGATCCGTCGAGCCTTCAAGCCTTCGTGGTCGCCCATGTTACGGCGGACTCGACCTCAGTTCCAGTATCGATATCTCCGCCTTTGTCCTGGTTTTCCCTCCGGTGGAAGAACTCGAGCCATACAAGGTGCTGTGCCGGTTCTTCATACCTGATGACAACATGCGGGAGCGTTCCCGCCGTGATCGGGTGCCCTACGACGTGTGGTGCCGTGATGGTTTGATCACGGCCACACCTGGAAACGTGATCGATTACGCCTGGATCATCGACCAGATCGAGAAGGACGCCAAGGAGTTCGACCTGCAGGAGATCGCCTTCGACCGCTGGGGCGCCACCTTGATTTACCAGCAGCTCGATGACCTGGGGTTGCAGGTGGTGGAGTTCGGCCAGGGGTTCGCCTCGATGAGTCCGCCTTCAAAGGAGCTGGAGAAGCTGGTTCTTGGCGGAAAGATCAGCCATGGCGGAAACAGGGTATTGGCCTGGATGGCGGACAATGTGGTGGTGGTCCAGGATCCGAGCGGCAACATTAAGCCGGCCAAGGATCGGTCCACGGAAAAGATTGACGGCATCGTGGCATTGATCATGGCCCTTGACCGGGCCTTGCATGGCGAAAGCAACCACAGGGTTTCAAGATATGAGCGGGAGGGGATACGCGCATTATGACAGGCGAAAAATGGATGCCGGTTT